CTAATAGGAACAATGTTTGGAAACAATCTCATGAACTCAATACTATTGATTTCGCGTTTGTCTTTGTAAAACAAGTCGTGATTACCTAAGATGAAATATACTTTTTCAAATGATTGACTCAACTTCTCTAGATTAGAAACTGTATAGTTCATAGTACTCACGTCTGTAGTACTACGATTATGATGCCAATCACCTAGGAAGATTGCTGTTTCACATCCTTGTGCTTTTGCAGTTTCACAAAACCAATTGACAAATTCTTCGCAATCATGATTATGCACTCTGCTGCCAGTCTTCAATCCAAAATGGATGTCAGTAAAACAGGCTACTTTTTTGAATAGACTCATAGTTTTATTTTAATATCTCTTAAGTTAAAGATCAATCGAAGTCACTACCTTCGCCAGTTTTTGGTAAACCAACAGTAGGTCCTGTGCCTGTGCTTGTACCTGAATTTTGTCGAGTCCAACTAGGAGTCATGCCATTCATTTCGAGGATGTCGTCTCTAATATTTTGGTTACGTTTTTCAATGTTGATGATACGTACAAAACTATTGGTAACAGCAGCAGTATAGTAAGCAAAAGGATTATCAGATTTACTTTCATCAAATTGTAGTCCTATTTGTGTTAATTGTAAAATAGCCTGACCCTTCATCTCGTCATTGTATGTATATCCACGGACATTACCCCGAGTCGCATATCGCTCACATAATTTTAAAAACATACGAGCTAGGTTATCGGTCATCTGCCCGTGTTCTTTATTGAACTCCCCAGTGTCTAGCGGGCCTTTCCAGTGGCTTTTGCCTACACATATTAAGTTGCCTTTTTCATCAAACTTCCAATGTTGGAATGGAGGAAAGTTGACTTTTTCGTGGCTGTCAGCAACATTTTTTAAAGTCTTTTTACGACCAGGTGCTAGAGGAACATGCTCGAATGACATGATACGGAATACTAAGTCCTCTTTTTGCATTTTTTTGTAATCAATTTCAAATTCTTTTGCAGGAATTTTCTTCCCACCAGCTATCATAGCAGCCTCGTGTGCTTCTTTAGATAGCCTAGAGGCACGGTTTCTTTTGGCTTCTGCTATAGTTCTTACATTAAGTTTTTCAAGGCTACTTACGATTAAATCGTAGTTTGAATATGATTTGTCCAAAAAAGAACAGTAAGTATTTTTGCTTCTGTGGATCTCTTTTAACAGATCTTTGTTGGTTAGGTATTTTATTTTAGGTACTAGTGACATTGATATGATTCTCCTATTACTTAATATAATAGCACATTTTTATAGAAATAAATAGAGTATAACGGAGAATATTTACTCAAAATGGCATTATCAATTAATCCATTAGCACAGCTAATAACACAGTCGTCTGAAGCAATATCCAGAGCTACTAACGAAGCAAATGCCGCATTACCTCAGATTGGAGATGCTATTTCTAAAGCCAATCTTGACGGTACAATATCAAGATTAAGCGGAGGCATTGGTAGTACACTGAATGGGTTAACTGGAACATTGCCGTCGATAGGCGGATTAAACATTTCCGGAGCTCAGAGCTTAGTAGCAGGTGCAGGAACAGCCTTAGGCGGTATTGGTAATGTTGCTTCAACAACAGTAGGAGGCGCGATCAGCAGTTTACAAGGGATAACAGGAGCCACTAGTAATATCACAGCAGATATTTCTGGAACGCTCAATAAATTAACCGGTGGCAATTTAGCAGGCGGTTTACAAAGTCTAGCTGGCAATATCTCAAAATCTGCAGGAATACTTAATAACATTTTAAGCCTAAAACGTGGTGCTAATTTACCGGCCGGTGGAGAATTATTTGCACAACGAGGACAGGCAATACAACTTCAACCAGGAGCCAAAAACGATTGGCGTGTACGAATAACCTGCCAATGGAATATTTTTAACAGCCCGTTGTTTAAATTATTAGAAAATACAGGTGGAGTTGTTTGGCCATACACACCAAACGTAACAGTATCAACTAAAGCAGAATACAATGCAATTAGTCCTACACACAGCAATTATGCTTATCAAGCATATAAGAGTAGTGTAATTGATGACATCACTATCTCGGGTGAATTCACATGTGAAACTGAAACAGACGCAGCGTATTGGATTGCCGCTACTACATTTTTTAAAACAGCAACAAAAATGTTCTTTGGACAAGGAGATAATGCTGGTAATCCTCCAATAGTCTGTAACCTAACAGGATACGGATCAAGTATATTTGATAAAGTTCCGGTGATTGTTAAAACCTTTTCAGTAGACCTTAAAGAAGATGTTAATTACATAAAATGTAATACATTTGGAACTAATACATGGGTACCGGTAATAAGCACCATATCTGTAACAGTTACACCAGTATACAATAGATCTAGAATGCGTAAATTTAGCCTCCAAGATTACTCAAGAGGAAAAACATCCGGCGGAGTAGGATACATTTAATGGCAACATATACTAAATCAAGCCCTTGGGTGAATACACCAACTAATAATCTATATCTAGAACTTTTAGAAATTAGATCTGTGCCTGCTGAGGCAGATGACTTCAGATATACTATTGAAAGTCATTACAAACATAGACCAGATTTACTTGCCTACGACCTATATGGTAATCCAAAATTATGGTGGGTATTTGTTCAAAGAAACATGAGCGTGATCAAAGATCCTATATATGATTTTGAACCAGGGGTAACGATATATCTTCCTAAGAAGAGTAATCTACAGAAATTCTTAGGAGTCTAAAATGGCATTAAGAGATCTTGGTAGAGGAATTACAGATTTAGTAAGACCAGATGGTGGAAGAATTCTTGAAGATACAATTTCTAATATAATTCCAACAGGAATAGCAACTAGGGCTACAGATCTTACTGTTCCCAGGGCTGCTGACTTTCTTAAAAACGGGGTTAGTAACGTAGAACAAAACCCCAATATTCCTAATCCTCAAAATACTAATTTACCTAGCATAGTAAAAAACCCGTTAGAAGAATTTGCTTCTATGACTCCGCTATGGACACTGGCATGTCTAACCCCCGCCCAATTTAATGATCCTAGATCATATAGAAACAGCACCGGCGATTTAAAAAATGTGATTTTTTCTTCAGGAGGTAGATTTGACAGTCAGCGCCAAAGTACCTTATTTGGAACACCTGAGTATTTCGTAAACAATTTCATGATGAAATCGATCATTGCCGCCGGTAGTAAAACCGGCAACTCTAATGCTTTTAAATTTGAATTTGATATCTACGAGCCATACAGCATGGGACTGTTATTACAGAGCATGCAGGCGGCGGCTCTAAATGCCGGATATTTAAATTATATGGAGAATTGTCCATATCTTTTAAGATTAGATTTTAATGGATATAAAGAAGATGGTACTATTCTAACTTCTATTAAACCTAAATTCTTTACGATGAAATTTACATCAGTTAAATTCCAAGTAACAGAAGCAGGCAGTCAATATAAAGTAGAAGCTATACCTTACAATCATCAAGGGTTTACTGATACGGTTAATGTAACCTACAATGATTTGAAAATAGTTGCATCAACAGAAGGAACGGTAGAAGACGTTCTAGTCAATAGTCCCGAAAGCCTTGTTGCTGTGTTGAATAAAATCGAACAGAATATGGTTGACGAGCAAAAGATAGGATATCCTGATGTATACGATATACAATTTCCTCAAAACTCTAGCGATTTCGTCAGCACTACTAAACCCCCACAGGCAAACGCTGCGGTTGTAGATCCTAATGCTCCTCCTGATGTAACAATACAAGGAGATATTGTTCCTTCTATATTGAGAACAAAATTAGCACAGGCTAAACTAGGGTTTAAAGGTAATGATATAGGCACAGCCAGTCTAGGGTTTACACAAAGTAGCGGCGGTAACTTCGTTATGAAAAAAGAAAGTGACCAGCGCGATGAAAAAACAGGTATAATTAACAGAGATGGGATGACTATTGATCCTAACAAGAGAGCGTTTCAATTTGGTAAAGGACAATCTCTCACAGCAATGATTAATAGAATAATATTAAGTTCTGACTATGCTAAAAAGGCAATGGAAACAGATAATATGGTCGATGGATTTATCAAATGGTTTAGACTAGATGTGCAGATAGAACTACTAAAATACGATCCTGAAGTTGGAGATTATGCTAGAAAAATAACCTATAGAGTTGTACCTTTCCTAGTCCATCATTCAGTGTTCACAAATCCTAATGCTGCTGTTATTGGACATCAAGGCATTAAGAAAGAAATAGCTAAAGCATATGAATATATCTATTCAGGACAAAACTTAGATGTTCTTAAGTTTGATATTAATATTAATAATCTATTCTACACAGGAAGTTCACCGAGTGCAGAAAATAAAAGTGCTCAAGTATCTAATCAAGATCAAAAAGGGGTAGCGGCCGACCCAGCTATGACAACAAAGAATAATCAAGGTACCGCCCCAGAAGCGCAAACTGCTACTCTTGGTAGAAGTCGAGTAAAACGAGATCCTAGTTTATTAGACGCTCCGCCTGGTGGGTCTGGTGATAGAACTACAGAACAGATGGTTGCAGAACAATTCCATAAGGCATTTATTGAAGGATCAAGTGCAGATATGATTACTGTAGATTTAGAAATTTTAGGTGATCCTTATTGGATAGTAGATAGTGGACTATCAAATTATTTTGCCGCTAGTGCATCCTCAACCAGTCAGATTACAGAAGACGGTACAATGAATTATGAGAGTGGCGAAGTTTATATCTATGTAACATTTAAAACACCAACAGATATTAGTGAAACAACAGGCTTGTTTGATTTTCCTAAAGTAAGTCCGTTTAGTGGGATATATAGGGTAGTTAACTGTGAAAGCCAGTTTAATGATGGCTTATTTAAACAAAAGATTAAATGCTTGAGAATGCAAGGTCAAGCACTTGACTACGCTGATAATCCAGCAGGTCTTAAAAATATCAAATCTACTAAACAAGGCGCTCTATCTGTTACTATTGCAGAAGAAGAAACAACTAAAACTTCTCCTATTGATGAAACCTTTCCTAGCATATTGAGATCTACATAATGGCAGAATATAAACGCACCCCGTCAAACATATCAGAACAGAGAAACATAGGAAATGGCCCATTTCTTGCTAGAATTGTCAGCCATCTTGATCCAACATTTATGGGTAGTCTTGAGGTTACTCTTTTAAGACATCAAGCAAATATCGCCAGTGATGATACACAGACATATATTGTTCGCTGCGCAAGTCCATTCTTTGGATATACTGGATTTGAATTTATGGGTCAAAATACAGCGACCACCCAGCGTACACAAGGCGAACAGGCACTAAATCAACAAGGGGTTGCTGGTGCTAGCACAATTGATGCTTTTAATGATACACAAAAAAGTTATGGTATGTGGATGGTTCCGCCAGATGTTGGTGTTAACGTTCTTGTGGTTTTCATAGACGGAGATCCAAGCCAAGGCTATTGGATAGCCTGTGTTCCTAGTAGATTTGCTAACCATATGGTTCCTGCTCTTGCAGGATCAACAGAAGTTGATCTAGATAGTGCAGATAAACAAAAATTAAATTGGCCAAATAAAGCAACAGGCTTAAAAATGCCATTACCAGTGGCAGAAGTTAATAGACGATTAAATCAGAAAGAACAAAATAGTGACGTTGACAAAATTAAAAAACCACTACACCCTATTGCTGAAAAATTTTTAGAGCAAGGGCTATTAGAGGATGATGTTCGAGGGGTTACAACATCGAGCAGTAGACGAGAAGCACCGAGTATGGTATTTGGTATTTCAACGCCAGGACCTCTTGATAGAAGACAGGGTGCTAAAAAAGCTAAGGTAGGAACTTTACAAAGTCCGTCGCCTTCTCCGGTTCCGGTAAGTCGATTAGGTGGAACAACCTTAGTTATGGACGACGGCGATGATAGATATCGTAGAGAAACATCTGCAGGTGCAGGGCCAGTAAAATACATAGACGTAATCGCTGAAAAAGATAAACCTTCTCAAGGTGATCCAACGATTCCATATAATGAATATTTCCGTGTAAGAACTAGAACCGGACATCAGATATTGATGCACAATTCAGAAGATTTAATTTATATTGGAAATGCTAAAGGAACAACATGGATTGAATTAACGTCAAACGGCAAGATTGATATCTATGCTCAAGACAGCATTAGCATTCATACAGAGAATGATTTGAACATCAAAGCCAATAGAGATATCAATTTGGAAGCTGGTCGAAATATCAACATAAGATCAGAAATTGGTCGACTTCATATGGATGTTGCCACAGACTGGAAAGTTACTGTAGGACAAAATAATAAAATTACAGTTGGTAAAGATTGTGAACATGTAGTTGGCGGTAATACAAAAATCACCACTTCAGAAAATTTTGATTTAGGCAGCGGCGGCTATAATAGATTTACAGCCAGCGGAAATACAGATATACGCAGCGGCGGTAATCATACTGAATCTGCAGCCAGGATCGATATGAACGGACCGTTAGCACAAGCAGCAGTTCAAGCAGTTGAAATAACTCCGCTAAATCTACATGCTAATCCAAGTACCAGCACACAAAATGGTTGGGATGCCAAATATCAGGGTGGAAATATTGCCAGCATTATGAAACGTATTCCAATGCACGAACCTTGGGTTCTGCATGAAAATCAAACCCCTCAATTTTTAACACCAACAAATACAGATAGAGAAATCTAGGAGTGACATATGGCCAATAAACTTTACAATCAAAAAGTCGTAGCAGTAAACAAAGCATCTGTTGGCGATAAAGGCGGAGTTTTTACCTATAAAGGATTTAGTTCTAAAGAAGTTAATCGTAACTATAAACTTTATGATATTGATCTAGTGAAACAAGATTTGATCAACCATTTCTATATTCGCAAGGGTGAAAAATTAGAAAACCCGGAGTTTGGCACAGTAATCTGGGACATGATTTTTGAACAGTTTACAGAAGATGTTAAAAATATTATTGCTAAAGACGTTGAAGAAATTATTAATTATGATCCAAGAATCATAGTAAATGAGGTTCAAGTTGATAGCACTGATCAAGGTATAAGGATTGAAGCCAACATTACTTACATACCGTTCAATATTAATGAACGTATGACGTTTGACTTTGATAAAGACAATTCTATCATAAACTAAGCACTTTATTTTGCTTGATAAATATGATATAGGAAATAACAAATGACCACTACAAGTAGACAAAATAACCTAATACTCAACGAAGATTGGACACGTATCTATCAGACATTTAAAAATGCTGATTTTAAATCATACGATTTTGAAAATCTACGTCGAGTAATTATATCATATCTAAGAGAAAATTATCCTGAAGATTTTAACGACTATATTGAATCATCAGAATACATGGCACTCATTGATGCTATTTCTTTCTTGGGTCAAAGTTTAGCCTTCCGTTTAGATCTAGCGTCAAGAGAAAACTTTTTAGAATTAGCAGAACGTAAAGAATCTGTATTACGTCTAGCTCGTATGTTAAGTTACAATGCTAAACGTAATGTGTCAGCTAGTGGTCTACTTAAATTTTCTACAATATCAACAACAGAATCTTTAATAGATAGCAACGGAAAAAATTTAGCTAACCAAGTAATCCAATGGAATGACCCAACTAACACAAACTGGTTAGAGCAATTTCTTACAGTATTAAATTCTGCAATGGCAGATAATACAGAATTTGGTCGCAGTCAAGGTAATGCTATCATACAAGGAATTCCCACAGAACAATATAGATTTCGAACAATATCACAAGATGTTCCAATCTATACATTCAGTAAAACTGTTGCCGGTCGAGGAATGGTATTTGAGATAGTTTCAACATCATTCAAAAGTAGTGAATCTATATACGAAGAACCACCTGTGCCAGGAAACCAGTTAGGATTTGTTTATAGAAATGATGGCAGCGGTCCAGGATCACCAAACACAGGATTTTATTTGATGTTCAAGCAAGGATCGTTAGAACTTGCCGACTTCAGTATTACTGTTCCAACAACTAATGAAAAAGTATCTGTAGACAGTACAAATATTAATAATGATGACGTGTGGTTATTTAAAGTGGGCTCATCTGGAACACAACAAGACCAATGGACTAAGGTGTCAAATCTTATTGGTAATAACATCGCTTA